GCCCCTGATGAATCCTACGCACATGATGACTTTGTAGATTCTTTATCAATTGCATGCTCTTTAACTCAGGACCTAGTAATGCCCGAAGTAGTAGCCTCTAGTAATCCTTTTTTCTAGTTAGACAACACAAAGTATCAAAAAGGGTGGAAACTATTACCAAGGAAAAGGCCTTTCCCAAATCAATCCTTAAGGAGTCATTATGACAATCTCACCAGCACCTCGCTTCCCAGAGCGTGCACCACAGGTTTATGAGCGCAAGGGTGCAGATAATGCAACTCGCCGTGGACCGCTTCGTTTTGAAGAAGGTGTCGCAACTGATACCGATATTCCAAACGATTTTCAATTAGGAATGCAACAAGGTTCTGCAGTGGCTGCAGGACGACCAAACCGTAATGCACCAGTATGGCAGAAGCCTGCTGCTGAAACACTTGCAGAACGTGCTCACGTAGGTTCTGCTTCATGGACAGAGGCACCAACATTTCTTGGTGAGTTTGCTCATGGAACAATGAACGACTACTCAGCCGCACAGATTGAGACAGTTGCTCGTTCAGGTGGACGGACTCAACGTCAGTCCCCAACAGTCGTAAACGACTAAGTAACTTATTAACACCTAACTCCGCTCATGCTATAGGGTATGAGCGGAGATTGGTCATCTACGGAGGAGACGTAAATGCGTAAACCTGCTAACCCAAAACTTTATGCGATGTTTGTTGCACAAGCACGGGCAAAGTATTCTAACTATCCAAATCCTGGAGCAAGTGCGTGGGTAAGTAAGAAGTATCAACAAGCAGGTGGTCAGTATGTTGAAACAACTGAAGCAACTCGTCGTGCAAATATGACAAGAAAAAAACAAGAGAATGCTAAGAACAAAGAACGTGAAAGTAAAAAAGAAGTAAAGAATTCTAAAAAAGAAAAAGATAAAGGCAATAAGTAATGTCATTTTTGGACTTTAGTCCGCCGTCATATAGAGCGGCATCCTCTGACTTAACTATTTCTATTTCCCCATTGGGTTTAGTAGAACTTGCTGATGAAGAGTTTGAAGTACACGGTCCTCGCCTAAACCGTTATTCATTAAATTGGGCAATGTATTTAGGTCACCATTGGGGGTATCGTCGTGAGCAAGGCGAAATGCAGATCGCTGTTAACTATTATCGGGCGTTTAATGATTATCTTTCCCGTTTTACTTTTGGTCGTGGGGTTCACTTTAGGTCTCCAAAAGCGACTGAAGCGATTGTACCTGACAGGTTGGAACGTGTTTGGGAAGTAGATAATGACAAGATGCGTGTCCTACTTGAGATGGGACAACAAGGCGGAATTACTGGAGATTGTTTTGTAAAGGTTGCGTATGAAGAACCTTGGACAGATTCTGCAGGCTTAGTACATCCTGGTCGTGTTCGTATTCTTCCAATGAACTCATCGTTTTGTTTTCCTGAGTTTCATCCGCATGATAGAAATAGATTATTAAGATTTAAACAAAAGTATCGTTTCTGGGGAACATCTCTAGAGGGTACTCGTCAAGTATTTACTTACACTGAAATTCTTACTGATGACATGATTGAAGAGTATGTCAACGATGAACTAATTGATTCACGCCCAAATCCACTTGGCGTAATCCCTGTAGTTCACATTCCTAATGTTCCTGTTTCAGGATCTCCGTGGGGTCTCTCCGACGCACACGACATCATCACTATCAACCGTGCATATAACGAAATTAGCACTGATGTTGCAGACATCATTAACTACCACGCATCACCTGTAACGGTGATCGTGGGTGCTAAAGCCTCTAACTTAGAAAAGGGCGCAAAGAAGGTTTGGGGCGGTCTTCCAAAAGACGCCCAAGTCTTCAACTTAGAAGGCGGTGCACAAGGTATTGACGGAGCCTTGAAGTACCTAGAACTTTTAAAACGTTCAATGCATGAGTTAATGAATATTCCAGAAACTGCATTAGGACAAGTTCAACCAATTTCAAATACTTCTGGTGTAGCACTATCTATTCAGTATCAACCATTAATGAATCGTTACTCTCAAAAAGTTGCCCAATATGGAAAGGGCCTTGAAAAGATTAATGAATTAGTAATGAAGACTCTTGCAGTTAAAGAGCCACAAACATTTATATATAACCCAGATGAAGATGGACCAATCAAAGAAGGTCAGTATCCACAACTTGATCCAAATGATCCAGTTACATACATAAACTACGCACAGTTTCCTCAGCCATTGCCTCTTGATAAATTAATCGTTCTTAATGAAATTCAGACTAAATTAGGTATGGGATTAGAGTCTAAAGAAGGTGCACTACGTCAATTAGGTGAAGAATTCCCAGAAGAGAAATTACTTGAGATTCGTCAAGAACTTATGGCTGATGCATCGGCTGATGGTGCTCTTCAACTTATAAAGGTTCAAATTCAAAAGCAGATTATGGATATGACTGGCATGATGCCAGGGCCTGATGGAAGTAGCGCTATTCCTATGCAGCCAACGCAGTTAGGTGATGGCGATGTTATGGGTGATGGAATGCAGGGTCCTCAAGATGATCAAAACCCTTTAAATCCAGAGAGCCAAGAGACTAAAAGCATAGAGGTTCAAGCAGAGGCTGAGATAAGAAATAAACTTGTTACTGATGCTTATGGAACAAAAATTCCACAAAGAAGAACAGTAGACAGAGATTAATTAGATTTCTGATGTAAAATCAGAATTTACCGAGACAGATGCATTTTAATAAAGTGCAATTATCTCGTTAAAACCCAGTGATACGCCGCAAGGCATTCGGACAACGACCCAAGAAAGATAAGTGATAACTATGGAAAACACCGTAGAAACTACTGATTTATTGTCACCAGAAATTGTGGCAGCACTTCCAGTACAAGAAAACTCAAGTGAGGTAGGTTCTGTGTATAGCGCAGATGACATTGCTAAGGCTCGTGAACAAGAGAAAGCAAAGTTATACCCACAGATGGAAAAGATGAAAGAAGAACTTTCCTCTTTAAAAAAGGCTCGTGAAGAACAGGCCGCTAAAGAAGCAGAACGTGAACAACGTATTGCTGAAGAGTTAGTTCGCAAAGAAGCACAGAAGAAAGAAGAAGAGGAATCTGAACTTTCTTTTAAAGACCTCCTAAAAAAGAAGGAGCAAGAATTTCAGTCTCAATTAGAGGCTGAGCGTCTTGAAAGAGAACGTGCCTTTGCTCTATTAGAACAGGAACGTAAGTTCCAAGAAGTTATGAATTATCGTCAACAAAGAGTTGAGCAAGAGCGGGACAATATTGTTCCTGAATTGATTGACTTGATTGACGGCAACAGTGCAGATGAAGTAGAGCAGAGCATCTCAATGTTGAAAGAAAAATCTGCTCGAATTTTGTCATCTGCTCAACAAGCGATGCAAAGTGCAAGACAACAAATGGCAGGAACTAGAATTACTAATCCTGCCGCAGGACCCCTCGATAATGATTCGGAACAAAAATCGTACTCACCTGATTCGATCAGGGAAATGTCATTGGCGGATTATGCGAAACAAAGAGCCAAACTACTTGGCACAGCAGCCAGCAATCGTGGTCAGGGACTGTTCGGTTAATCCCAAACAACTACTAGGAAAGGACTTGACCTAAATGGCAAGTGCAATTACAGGTACAGGGCAACTCGCAGGAGCCCCAACCGCATACTCAGGCTCAAATACAAGCCTGAACCAAGCAATTCAAACAATCTGGTCGAAAGAAATTTTGTTCCAGGCAATGCCAATTCTTCGTTTCGAACAATTCGCAGTTAAGAAGACTGAACTAGGTGTAGCACCTGGTCTTCGTGTGAACTTCCTTCGTTACAAGAACTTCGCAGTAGATCCAACTCCTTTGACAGAAGGCGTTCGTATGACAACAAACGCACTTACTGCAGAGCAGATTGCAATCACAGTAGCAGAGCATGGTTATGCTGTTGCTGTTTCTGAATTACTATTGAACGCATCATTTGATGACGTAATGGCTTCAGCATCTCGTCTTCTAGGACGCCAAATGGCGCAATACCTAGATGTACAGGCACGTAACACTTTGTCTGCAGCAACTTCTGCAGTGTTCGGTTATGACCGCACATCACTACAAGGTGTAAACGACTGGTACAACGAAGGTACCGTAGCAACACAATTCTCTGATCTAGATGGTAACTACAAGTTATCAACTGGTGCAGTGAAGGATGCTGCTCTTACTCTTGCTTCTAAAAACATTCCTCGCTTAGGTGAGACTTATGTAATGTTCATTAGCCCAGCGCAATCTCGTGATATCCGTTCAAACCCAGAGTTCATTGAAGTAACGAAGTACGCCGCACCTGGTAACTTCATGCTTGGTGAAATTGGTCGTTTGTACGACGTAGTATTCATTGAGACAACTCAAGTTAAAAAACTTGCAGTAAACGCTGCTTACACAACTTCTACATCTGCTGGTCTTCCAGCATCACAGATCGAAGTTCCAGTTAAGGCTAACACTGCTCCAGGAAGTGGTGGAAACCCAGAGTCTGCAGATTACACAGCAGAAAAAGGTTATCTAACTACTGCTACTGGCAACGGTGCTGCAGTTTATGAAGCAATCATGATTGGTGACAATGCATTTGGTCACGCAATCTCTCTCCCAGTTGAACTTCGTGATGGTGGCGTTCTTGACTTCGGTCGTGAGCACGCTCTTGCTTGGTATGCAATTTGGGGTCTTGGCGTAATCACAGATCAAGCGATCTGCAAGGTTTACACCAACTAATTTGTTTTACCCTGGTGTCTGGGAGCCTTACTCCTTTTTTGGCTCCCAGCCACCTCTAACTAACTTAGGAGAATAAACAACGTGGCAAATACACAGACAAGTCCGCTTGATGCAACAGGCAAAGCAGCGGAACAAGCAGCAAAAAAGAATGCGGAAGCATTAAAGAAGCGTAAAGAAGAAATATCTATCGCTACTCAACTTGAGACAGAGAGTCTGGAAAAGGATGTTTTTGATCCTAAGAAACCAGATGCTCCATTAGTACTTGACGAAATCGAAAATGTCGGAGTATCAACTGCAGGTGACATGGTCATCATTCGCACAATTACTGATATTGACGATATGAGTTACGGAGTCGGAAACACTTACACCTTTAAAGCAGGTGTTAAGTATCGAGTTCCAAGATCACTAGCCGATTATCTAGAGCAACTTGGATATATTTGGCGGCCAAACTAAAGACTAGCCGTCGCTAGTAGTCCGACTCTCAACTGGTTCCCGCCCTCCTCCCAGTTGGGAGTTGGACCCTTTTTATTTTGCGCTGAATAAATATCTATTACACGAGATGATTGGCATAGAATTTTAACGGAGGTTATGTGGCTACAATTGCAAGCCTAGCAGATCGATTACGGTCTGAAATTGGCGATTTCCCTAAATCTTTTGTTTATACCTTTACTGCAGATGGCACTACTAATAGATTTTTAGTTCCCTACTCTCCTCTTGATGGAGCAAATTTAATAGTAAATAAGAATGGTTCAGATATTTCTGAGGATGTAGAAGTTGAAGAGGCAACTGGCTATCTTGTTTTTGATGACGTACCTGCTAATGGTGACGATATAATTGTTGCTGGAAACTACTTTAGATATTTTACAACTGCTGAAGTTCAAACTTACATAAGTACAGCCTTCCTTGAACACTCCGCTTTCCATACCGACGCATATGGTCGTAGTGTCAGTTTACAAAATTTACCAACTCTTGAAGAGTACCCAGTAATTATTTACGCTTCAACTCTTGCCCTATATGCATTAGCAAATGATGCTGCTTTTGATATCAACGTCTTTGCTCCAGACGGCGTAACAATTCCAAGATCTGAACGTTACCAACAATTAATGCAGATGATTGAGTCTAGAAAACAACAGTACAAAGAACTC